TTCAAATTCGTATCTATTATCTATATTTAGATTCTTTTCATCTATTTCTTTAACTTGAACTTTAGAAAGGTCTATATTTACTTTTTGTAGTTCTCCTGAAGTAGGGTCTGTTACCTCTACTTGATAATCTTTACCATAACCTAGAATACGAGTTGCTAAAAGGATTGCATTTTTATCACCAATGAATATATCATTGATATCTACACCCTCTCCTACTACTACTGATTCAAATAGTTTGTCAAGTACTACTCCTTTTCTAATTAAGTTTTGTGAAGCTAGTATATCCTCTTCTTTAGCAGTCATATACTTTATTTCAACAGAACCCTTAGATAATGGATTTGATTCTGGATAAAGTTTACCCTTTGATGGAAGGTCTATTACTTCCGTTGGAAAATCGAATTTTGCCATAACTTTTTATTTTATTTTGTTTGTATATAAATATATAACTTTTAAAAAAGTGACACAAAAAAAGGTTCTCACTAAGAGAACCTTCTTCATCAAAATATATTTCTAGAGTATTATTAGAATTCTAAAATTGCGTAATCATAAGATAATGTTAATGTGATTTCGGCTGGGTCATTAGAAGACCAATCTAAATCATTAAACACTGCGTTATTGATAAATGCACCTTTAAGAGTCCATTGTTCAATCTTATCACCAACTGGTCCTAATAGGTAACATTGGATATCTTTCTTATAGAAATCTGCGTATCCATCTCTACCTGTTAGAGATTCATGTGATGTTCTCACCCATTCCATTACAGATTGAGCTCCACTTGGAACGATTGGGTCAAATAATGTAATTTCTACATCTTGCCATTCACCCTTACCTTTAAGTTTTCTTTTAACATTAATGTGGTCTAGGGTAATAGTTTCAAATTGAATTGAAGGTCTATTTGCTGTTTTGATAAGATATGAAGGGATACCATCGATTTCCATGATGAATCTATTCTTCATCTTCGGTTCGAAGTTGGTATAAAACATATCGTTAAATTCTAATACTTCTGCCATTTTGTTTTTCTCCTATTATACTAATAAATATATAGTTTTTTTATTTTTAATTTAATTATGCCGTAAATGATGCCCCAGTTGGTAAGATATTGAAATCTAACACGATGAATTCAGCAGTTTTTGTTGGTTGTAAGAAAATCTGTCCAGCCAATATATTTCTGTCGATTACATCTGGTGTGTTGTTACTTTCGTCCATCACCACTCTAAAGGCAAATAATCCTTGTCTTTGTTGTATTCCTTCTAAATAAGGATTCACAGTATTTAAGAACTTACCTCTTGTTTGAGAAGTGTTTTGTTCAAATACTAAGTATCTTGAAGTAGAAGCAATAAATTTCTTAACTTTAATCATTAATCTTCTTACATTGATTCTATCAAGTGCAGATGATTTATCTTGAAGAGTTTTTTGTCCAAATGCTACGATACCTTCTCCAGGGAACTGAGCGATTGGATTAATTTTTCCTTCATATAATTCATCTCTTTCAGCGTGTGTTAATCTGTTTAGTACAGATATAGCACCTACTATACCACCTCTGTTTAACCCAGCTGGTGCAAACCATTCAGCAGCAACTGCATCGTTAGAAGCGTATATTCCAGGCATCAATACTGATGGTGGAACTGAAATTAACTTGTTAGTTCTTGAATCAATTGTTTTAACCCATGGGTAGTATGTACCTACATAGTTAGAATCAACTGATATACCTTGTTCGATTGCTTGTGATATTGTATCACCAGCACCTACTACATCACCAATAAAGAACGCATCTTCTCTAGCCTCTACCATATCAGTTACTTTATCAAATACATAAGAGTGATGTCTACGAACAATACCAGGTACAGATACTAAGTTAATATCAAAGTCATCTGGATTAGATACTGAGTTAATTCCTTTAACATATCCAACTGAACCACTTGATGTAGAAGTTGATAAGTTAAATCCTTGTGAGTTACCACTTGATATAGAAGTTCCTAAATCGATAGATATTGTTGGATTACATCCATCAAATCCACCTTGGAAACCTACTGTAAATTGTCTTTTGTTTATATCAGCTGATAGTGAACCTGTAAGTTCATATGAGAACGCTTTAGTTCCACCAACTATTGATACAGTTCCATCAAATGCGAATACAGTATTTCCACCTTGTGTTGCGGATGCTGGTAAAGGAGCTAAATAATTATTGTTGTCTATCTTAACTTGTGTTGTTTCTAAATCGATACCACTAAATGATACAGCTTTTGAAGAATTGTTAGAATCAGAACCAGTATTAAATAATACAGATGGTATAGATGATTCACCAAATCCATGAGAACCTTCATTACCAACTAAAACTGGATTGTAATACTTATCGTGTCCAAATGGTCCAGCAACTACTGGAAAACTACCTTCTGTAACACATTCTACTCTTACGAATTTAGAACGGTTAGCGTAATCACCATTTTCTGTTTGTTTTCCATTAGCATCAATTGATAGGTTTCTATCACCAATTACTTTTTTAATGTAATTAGGAGATGCTGGGTCTAAGTTTAAGTTATTAAATGTTTCTAATACTGTTTTTCTTTTATCAGTATCATCACCTTTTCTAATCATTAATGAGAAAGTAGCGTAATCGGTTGCGTTTGATGAACCTGCTGCTTTTACATTAAATATAGATACTTTGTACTCACCATTATAGATAGTACCATCTCCAAGAGAATGTATTTTGAAAAGATTATGTCTTTCACCAGATACTAACTGAGATTGTATCCAAGGAGTGGATGCGTGTTGTACATCTGTTGAAAAGTCTTGATCTGATAATGAGATAAGAGATATTAGTTCTTGTCCATTTGTGATAGCATCAGCAGATGCTTTTTCAAAATAGTTATAAACATATCCATCTTTACTTCCTCGTGGATTAACACCAAAAACATCACCTATATCATTTCCATCTGATGGATTGATAGAAGCGGATATTCCAGATTCTCCTACAAGTGTTATCTCAAAGTTAGATGCCGATACTGATGCACCTATTGTTGATCCTGCTAGTGTTCCACTACCATTATGTGTTTCAAAAATAGTTCCTACTATTTTTGTTCCAGAAACAGAACCACTACTTACTATTCCTATTGGTTTTGTTTGTGTATAACCACCAGTATGACCCACACGAACAATAGTTACTGTTCCTGCTTCTCTTAGGTAGTTTTGTACGGTATATCCTGTATAGTAAGAACCATCAGGTGTACCGAATATTTCTTCGAATTCGGATTGTGTATTTACTACGGTTGGTAAGAATGCTGGGCCCTTTTTAAAAGGTCCTATTACAGCTGCTCCTATCTCACCGATTCCTTGGGATAAGAAAGAAAGGTCATTCTCTCTCGTAAATACTCCAGGTGATACAATTTTTTCTGCCATTTTATTTTACTCCTTGTTATATTGTGTTGAATAATAATACTCTACTATAAGTATAAATAACTTTTCCTAAAATATAATTTATATCTCAGGTTGTTCTAAAACTTCTTCTTTTTGTTCTGAAGGAGTGAAAACATTGGTATTTGGGTCGTAATTTCCATCACCATACTTTTCATTTAATCCTTTAAACATATCTTGTTCTTTTTGAACTAATGTAGAATGTTGATTATGTAAATCTTGTTCTACTACTTCGATTTCTTCAATTCTTCTTTTCTTTTCGATTTGAAGTTGTCCTAACTGTGTAAACAGATTTGCAACATTTTGTCTTAATTCTGTTATTTGTTGTGTTTCTTCTTCTGTAAACTTAATTGCTTTCGCCATTTTTTTTAATTTAAATTATAATTGTTCCTTAATATATATAAATATATAGAATTTTCCCAAACGATAAAAAATTTACTAACTAACTGTAAAAGTAAGTGTACTACTATAATTACTTAATAATCCATTTGAGTTATATTGTCTTACTCTTGCATATCTTGTTCCAGTACCTATATCAAATGTTCCACTATCAGTAGTCATTACCATAGTAGCCTCAGACCATTGAGTTTGGTTTATTTCAAGACTACTAAATCCACTATCAGTTGCAACTTGTACATCATAAACATTAGTTGAAGTATCATTTCTTGTCCAAGCTAATGTTAATGTT